AAAAGAAAGCTGCCTCTGTAGGAAATCTACAGGGCAGCATCACGGGCAGTCTTAGTAATGTTGTTGGGGCAATCGGAGAAATAATCGTAGAAGACTACGCTGGTGGCGAACCTGTCAACAGCAAGGACTTTGATCTCTTGGTACAAAACCGACGTGTAGACGTAAAGACCAAGCGGTGTAATACCACCCCTTCACCAAACTACGACTGCTCTGTAGCAGCACACGGCTCTAAGCAAGACTGTGACAGCTACGTGTTCGTTCGTATTCTCACAGACCATAGCAAGGCTTGGATCTTGGGAGAGATACCAAAGGAAACGTTCTATAAAAAGGCTACACGATATAGCAGAGGGGATGTCGATCCGACAAACGGATTCACATTTAGAGCCGACTGTTACAACCTAGCAATACAAGAACTAGAGAACGTCAATGGCAAAACAGCACAAAGCTAATCTGTTTCAATTCACAGTATATTTAAAACAAGACGGCAACGTAGAGATAAACATGGATGGTGTCCAGCCGGAGCAGCTAGAAGCTGTAATAAATACAGGGATGCCAGAGTATGATGGTGCACACTCTATAGCATCCCTGCTTCGGTATATTAGGTCGATGGGGAACGAGATGTTGGATAAATCTAGAAACTACATCTAAATCTATTTGTGTACTTTTTGTACCTCAAACCTAGCACGAGTTGAAGACCCCTTATGCCGCTTATAGCCGGTTGAGGGGTTTTTCATTAGGCGGTAGCTACCGTCCTTCTGTTTCATCCAGTGGTAGCCCTTCGGAGCACTGACATACTTAGTAGCCACGACTATTTGCCCTTCTTTGCGCCAGCAATCTTGTCGGCGTAAGTTATCTCGTCGTACGGCGCAGCGAGTGCTGCAAAGGCTTTACCGCCTTCAGCCATTGGGGTGCGTTGCTGGGCAGTTGGCATAGTTGAGGCTGGCATCATTGGAGATGTCATAGGCATTGTCGCTGCACTCTGCTCCATTGCGTTCTTCTTCTTAGGAGCAGCGGTTCCACCCATCTGCATCTTCTTGGCTTTGCCGCCGTACATCATAGGCTTGCGTGGCACTCCGCCGTACATCATACCTTTGCGTTGTCCATTGTTATACTGTTTCATAGCTTGTGATCCTTATTTAAAAATTGATGGTACGCCAGTGAATGATCTACCTTCGGTAATATCTTCTCTGCGTTTGGTTACTTCTGGGAATACAGGTATTTTGACACCGGCACCAACAAGCGCATCTTGCGCTGTTCTAGGTATACCTGATGTTAAATCTGGATATAAGGTGAATGCTCTACCGTACGTATCCTTCATTGTGACTGGCTCTGGCTTGCCTATTTCATTTGCAGTTTTAGCGTAGGATGCAACCAACGCATTGTAGAAATATGTTTCCCGATCTGGAGTCAACGGCTTGCCTGTCCGAACCATCTCAAGGAACATCTCGCCCAACTCTGGGTCAGACAAAACCGACCTGATCATGTTAAACTTGTTGTTACGGAATTGCTGAAGGACAGCTTCTGTACCAACGTACCGTGCACTAATCACTCCGCGATTGATTGCGTAGAAGCGACTGATGAACGACTCGACGCTAAACGAGCGTGGTGCACCAGTGATCTCAAACTCACGCATACGGAAGTCAGGAGCACGATCTGCCATTAGCTTAGATGTTGCATCCCAGACTTTGTAACGCTTTTCACCGATGAGTTCTTTTACAACCTTCGCCTTTTCAGCATCGTTGGTGCCAAGCATGTTTTGCATAACGCCTAAGTCGATAACCTGCTCGTCGATTGTTGTTCCTTTTGCATCGGTGATGATGTTCTTGCCTGTTCTTTTAAAGGCAGTATTTTGTAAAGAATCGATGTATACATCAGCAAGGATAGTAGTTACCTGCTCGTCGGTAAAGCCACCTACGTCTTTCAACTCACGCTTAATCAGGTTTAGCTGATCAACTCCGCCTGAAACCAACCTGTCACCGATCTGATCCATCGACAGCTTTGTTGGGCTGTAGTTCTGTAAGATTTGAATAGCCAGTTCTTTTTGCTTCTTGGTTTTCTTAGCTGGCTCTAAGGTCTTGTCTAGCTGAGTCTGGATATCAGATGTTACACGTGCAACCGTTCTATCGTAAACGTCATCGCCAACAGACTTTCTTGAAAAGCCGATAGTGTCGTCAACCAACGAGCCTACATCTAACATAGACTTAACCTGACCATCTGCGCCACGCATAACAAATACTTGATCTAGGTTGTTCATCTGACGAGCTAGTTCATCTGGCTTTACTTTGCCTTTCAAGCTAACGATGTAATCAGCTACGGCGGTCTTTACTGTTGCAGCAACCGCTCCGGTCATCTTGTCGCCTTCGATAAAGGTAAACATAGGCAAGCCGCTCTGCGGATCGACGATCTCTTGTCCCAATGTGCGTTGGATAGAATCAAACAAGCTTTTACCGCCGACGTTCGGGTCCATGTTTGCAATGGCTTTGATGTTAAGCCACTCGCGAGGATTCTGTGCACCGTAGCGAACACCTAAGGGGTTGTTTACAGATACGTCAACAACCGACCTGTTGCCCCACGACATCCAAGATGGAACGACAGCCTTTTCGTTTGTATCGTACCAGCGAGACTTGAACTTTGCCCAGTCGCGATTGGCTTCTTGTAGGGCTGCACCGACAGGCATAACTGTGTCGTTGCCTACGTCGTTCTTCATAAGTATGCCTAATGTATCCACTGGAGTTCGTGTGCCGTCTGCACCGACCAACTCGAACTTATCAAACTTTCCCTGAACAACGTTTTCAATGTTTTCAAAGATAGCAGCACGTTCAGCGTTACCAGACTTACGAGCAGCAAACTGAACATGCCGTAGAGATTTATCTAGTTCACGTAGCTGAGTGAAAGACATCTCGAAAATATCAAGTGTGCTGTCTTGCTGTTGAGCAGCTTCACGGAGATAGCGTATAACTTGTAGCTGATCGTCCTGCTTCCTGTTAAAAGTTTTGCCCTGATCTTCTAAAGTTTTTTTAATATCCTGTACTACTTGTTTGACTGTCTTGTCGGTTCCTTCGGCTAATGCAGTAAAGAATGGGTCAGACAGGGTAATAAAGGTTTGATCCAAGATTGCCGACTGACCTGCTGTCATATCTGCTCCGCGCAGCTTCCCTACGGGCAGATCAGGCCGCTCTGCAAACAGGGCATCAAACACGTCACTGATGTCTACTGACACGTTACCTGTGACGGGGTTTCCTGCTCCATCAACAAACAGGTTATTTTCTGAAGCAGAATCTAAAGCAAGATACAAACGCTGTGCTTTTACCTTGTCTGCTGCGTGTCCACTTTCTAAAAGCGCAGCCATCAAATCACCCGGACTATCAAAGTTAGGGATGCTTGCTGTTGTGCGCTGTCCTGCTGCAACCACACCCTTCGGTCCGACTGCTCCTTCTACGACTGCAGCGGCACCCGCTTGTGTAGATAGCTTCGAGCGTACGTCATCAGCATGTTTTGCTACTACATCAGAAACCTTGTCGCGTGTGTCGTTTGCAATCTGGTTAAACTGTGGGCGTGGTAAAAAAGTAAAGTTTTCTGCCGCACTAATCAGTTCTTGTCTTTGCAAACGATTCATAGAGTCTTCGAAGTTACGGATTGTATCTGGACCAGTCTGCTGACCAAATGCCATGCTGTTACCGTCGATAGAATCTAGATAATACTGTACGCCGCGCTTGTCTACTATGCTAATGTCTGCAGATAGCTGGTCTATAGATTCTTGACCACGCTCAATTGCAGCGTTGACGATACGGAAGAAATCACCCTTTGGAGTATCACCGATGCCGCCTTCGATACTTTGCAAGACACCACGAAGTTCCGCAACCATCTGCTTCTGTAGATTGAGGTTTGCTTCCAAGTCGTTTACGTTAAAGTTTCTGATCTGCTTAACGCTGAGTTGGCTACGAGTAATGTCTTCAAGAGACTTGAGGGTTGCCAAGCCACTGAGGTTAGCAAAACCTGTGTCGAGCAGACGAGGGTCTAAGCCTTCAGCAACCAACACGTCGTACACTTCGTCGAGGTACTTGGCACGTTCGATGATGCCAGCTTGCATCTCAGGAGAAAAGTTGGTGATGTTTTCTGTGAGGAACTTGAGATATGCTTTCTTGCCGCCAAACTTTTGCCCCAGCGCAGAACGCTGTAACGCCTTGAATGCGGCTGGTACGTTACCTTGAGCAAGATTGATAATCAGGCCGGTGCCTATACCGACGAGTTCACCCATCATTGGGTCACCTGTTACACCGTATGTTTCGTCACGCTGCTGGAAGAAATGTCCCGCTGTACCTGCACCGACAATCATAAACCTGTCTGCAGTAGCAATGTCACGCATAAACTTAGCCGTACCGCTCTTGCGTTCGATTCCTTTCGGTCCGACTGCGACTTCTACCACTGCAGCCGCTGCAGTAGCAATGTCTTGCATAAACTTAGGTGTACCGCTACGACGTTCGCTAGCCGCAAGATCGTACACTGCTTTGTTGATGTCAGCATCGAAAGCGTTTAACTTAACAGTATCAGCGGCATCAGGTGTTCCGCCACGCTTCTTAACACCAGAATAGTATGCGTCGCGTCGGCTTCGTAGGTTGTTTAGATACTTAATTTGCTGAACTACCTCTGCGCGGCTTCCTACAGCCCTAGCAGCATCTTCCATCTGCAAGCCTTTAGTGATCTTGCTACCAACGCTGTTCTGCTTCATCCTCTGCAACCAAGAAGGTTCCGCACCATTATCGATGCCGGAACGCATCTGCAGATAGCTGTCACGGATTTCATCAAAAGAACGAGTAGTTCCTCTTTCAATTTCTTTGGCATAAAAATCTTTAAAATTTAAGAGTTCTTTTTTAGAACGGAAAGCAGTCAGTGCACCTGCACCCTTACTAGGCAACACAATTTCACCAGTTAACTTAGCCAAGCGGGGAGTGAGTCCTGTTAGGGTCGCAATGTATTCTTCTACGACAGGTAGGGACACCTTTGTGCCGCGCTGTGCCATCGTTGCAATCATCGTGTGAGCAAGGGGCTGAAAGTACGTATCCATGATAGCTTGCCTACGAGAACTTTCGCGGATATCAAAATACCCTTGATCCGTATCTTCGAAATTCAAAGTTAAGTTATCTACTGCGTCGATTAACTCGCCAACGCCCCACAGGGTCATTTGAATTGGAAACTTGATAGCGTTCTCGCCTATGCCGCTTGCAATCTTTTCTATGTCTCCCATTGCGGGAGCCGAAACAGCATAGTTAATTATGTCTGCGCGGGTACGGGCATTTTCGACACCGGCTTTAATTAGGCGTTTGTTTATCAGATCAGCGAATAGAGGTTTGCCAACTTCTGGATCAATAAAGTTTAACGAGAATAACATAGAGGCTTCACGATAGTTTTGAATATCTTCCTCTGTCATGTCTTTAGCAAAGACTTCACGCAACTCAGTCACTGGAACAGGAAACTGACCTGTCGTGTCGATTTCGCCTGTTTCTCGACGGAAAGTCAACTTCTGGTTGGGATCAGGTAGCCGTGTCTGTTCGTATATCAGGTTATCCCACGGGACGTTAAATTCACCGCCTTCATCATCGATAATGACGGTGGCTCCCATGCGGTTAGCTACGTCTAAGCGAGTAGCGAAATCCATGCTCTGTGGAAAAACCAACTCTTCGCCTTGTGCATTGCGAACACCCATAGCCTTTTCAAAGTTAGACACGATCTTAGGATTGTCAAAGTTCATGACATTCTGTAGCGTAATCTCTGGGCTAATCTTACGTGGGTCAGCGATACGCGGAGTTACATCTTGCTTGAGTTCGATTCCCAGCGACGGAATAACCGGAAGATCCATAGGGGCAGTTGTCACGTCAAACTTAGGAACTTGGAACCCGCCTACAACCTCTTTTTCCAACGAAGGAAACCTGTCTACAGGTGCCGGACGCGGTGTGCCGCCGCCCAGTTCTGTGACAGGTTTGATAGTGGGAGAGCCGGACTGACCGACTCCCATGCTCTTTAAAACTTGCTGTTGATCCGCAGAGAGTTTTGCCATCTGATCTTCAATAGGACTAGCCATTATATTCCTTACTATGGTGCTAGGATTCGTGAGATTTTCGTTTGGCCTAAATCTTTAAATGCGTCTTCGTAAGTATCGTAGGTATCGCCAAACTTACCTTGTGCAGCGTTGATCTTTTCAAGCTTTTCTGCATCCGTCATAGCTGCTGCGGCTACGTCATCCTTCGTCGATTGACCGCTTCCGCCGGGTTGTTCTAGCATGTCGGTTACGTCATCTATGTTAATCTTTGTGCCTACGTTTCCAAGTGAAAGTTCTTGTAGCTTCAATGCAGCGTAGGCTCGTTGTCCGCCATCGCCAACTGCACGAGAATGCTTTTCCACGCTCACCAACATTTCTTTTGCTGCAGTCAAGATTTCTACCTCAGTAGAAGCTTGACCGAATATGCTGTCCATCTTCAAGGCGCGAAGGATGTTCTGCACATCTTGGTCAGAAATCGTACGACCACCAGTACCGCCTTGAATTGCTGCTGCCACAGAGTAAGCAACCATGAAGCGATAGTAGTTACGAAGCGCAAGGTTCTTTACTTTTTCGTCGTTCGAACCCAAGCCAGCAACCGACTTCTGGAATAACTCTACATTCTCTTTACGTGCGATACGTTCAGCTTCTAAGAAAGCATCTACAGTTTTGTAGCCACGCTCTTTGGCAATCTCTAGCATATCTGCAGCGGGTAGTTGGTTGTCTACAATGGATAAGAATGTCGGTTTTCCGTTGTTATCTTTTCCAAAGATTGTGTTCTGTGCTGCAGCAACAGCCTGATCCTGACTTACGGGAAGGAGTCCCGGAAGAAAGTTTTCCATGCCCTGCCGGAACATATGCACCGCACCGTCAGTAGAAACATAGAATTGACCAAAAGTCGTGTTGATGTCGATAAACTGCCCATCTCTAGTATAATAAGTCTGAATCATTTTGTCAACGAGGCTGATAGCATTAGCTGCTGAATCCGCTTGCTGAACACGAGAAGCACGTTCCTTTGCAAACAACCGACTATCTTTACCGCTCTGTGCAGCAAACAACAGACGATCACGTGCCGTTCCTGTGACGGGCGGTGAAAAGGCTGAAATTAAGGCCATGCCACTTTCAAAATCACCGTCGAAGGCATTGTTAAACGCCAGCTTGATGTCAGCTTCTACGGCAGGGTTGGTGACCTTACGCTCCGCACCTAGCTTTAGCATGTTCTGCCAGCTTGCAAAGAACGGAGTACTGTCAGCATCCTTTGTCTTTGTAAGATAAGACAAGAAATCTAGCTTTGGCTGCACCTTTGAAATGATCACCTGACCTTGCGGACCTTTTTTCACACGTCCCGCATCGTCGTACTCAAAATTAACCAACGATTTAAAGCTATTCTTTGCAGCAGCTATCTCAGCCTCTGTACCGCTTGGTGCAAGGGCGGACATCACAAAATCGACAGTTTCATTATACTTAGGATCGAAGGGGATTGCTAAGTTTAGCTTTGCCGCAAGAGGCGGATCATTAGGATTAGCAGCAGGGTCTACTACGTTAGCCGGTACTTCTACTGGTGTCTGTGCTACAATTACGCTCTGAGCCGAACCGTCGGGAGCGATACTATTTTCTCTAGTTATCTGAGCGACTGTTTCTGCAGCCTGAAGACCTGCACGAACCTTTACAGCAGCTTCCAAGTCAGGAATCTGAGACAATACAGGAAAGTTGTTACGCAGAAAAGCAATCTCATCGACTAGCAGATCCTTAGACGGAACCATTTCTGCTGTTATGGGATCTTTGATTGTTGTATTCTGCTGGATCAGGTTTACGGCATAGTTTTGAATGCGCTTCATTTTTTCAGGAGTATTCAAGGCAGCAGCAGTCCAGTCGATGCTACCATTTTTACTAGGTAGTTTACTCATCCAGTTACGAAACACGTCAAGCTGTTGGTTAGGTGCCTTGAACTCTTTAGGAACGTAGAACATTTGTTCTTTGTTGTCGTTATCCCGATACTTAATATCGAAAGGAGAAGCTGCTACGTCCATAGCCCCTTTAGCTGCACTTGCAGACTTTTGGCCTACCTCGATTGAACTACGCTGACCGGTTTCATCTTTTTGGTAGGCAGTAACCAACTCGTACTTGTTTGTTCCTTCTCTGTATTTCCAGAGAGGTATGTCAACCTGCTTATCATCAACTCTTTCGCCGTTTTCGTCCAACTGATATACAGTAGCAAACTGCTTGGTTTCTTTCGTGTCGGTTTCAGTAGGAGTTAGCCAGCTAATTTTGCCGGTGCGGATAGGCTTGTCATCCTGTACGGTAAACTCAGATTCACCGACTCTGACAGCCCCCTGATCCTTCAGTTCTGCGGAAGTATCCGCATAGACTATACGTCCGTCTTCCATTTCACCGACGTAGCGCATAGACTTTTTAGGATCTTCTTTAGGTGCGGCTGCAGGAAACGTCTTTTTCTCAGTGGATAAAAATCCCACATCTTGACCTAGTGCACCTTTAGCAAAATCTTGAGAAACCGGTATCTGACCTGCACGTTGAACGTCAGGGTACTTTATTTCAAGTGCTGCTAAAGTATCTGCATACACAGTTTTCGGCTGACCGTCTTTGTCTACGATTGTCCCTTGTGCAATAAACACGTCTTTAGGTGCTTTAGGAGCTAGGTATTCAGGAGCGTAGTTATCTGTATATTTATTACCCTTAACGTCGCGAGTACCAATCTGTCTAGCCTTCAAGTCATCCCAAGTACCAAACTGACCGACCCTGTTAACAACGGACTTTTCTAAATCGCTTTTCGTACCACGTGTACCATCTGGAAGCTGAAACAAAGGAAACGTCTGCTCGTCTGGGGAGACCTCTTTGATTTCCCCTGTACCAAACCGACGATGAGTGACAGTATAGTCAGCAAAGTTTTTATCTAATATGTTTAATTTTTGAATCGGACCACCCGGTTTTGTACGACCATACGGTGTAACACGGGCTTCTGCAGTGGCTTTTGCTTCGGCTTCTTGTTGTTTTTTAAGTTCGGCAGCAACAGCAGCTTCATCGCGTCTACCTTTTTGTAGCCACTTAGCGGCAGCGTATGCGAGAAAGAGTAGTGGATCAGCCATATTACATTTCTCCCATAGCTAGGAAAGATTGAGCATCACGTGTCGGTTCTGGTTTCGGCTCCATTCGCTTGCCTTCGCGACGACCCATCTGTTCTACTTCCATCCGCTCTTCGTAATTAAGTTGTTCGTTCATTGCTTCGTATAATTCAGGATTACGCTGCTTCATAATACGGAAGAATGAAACGTCATCAACTTCACCTTCTTTGATACCGTTTTCTTCGTTATCATCTACCATCATGCGTGGCTCGAAACCTTCTTCGAGGGCTTCGCGATACAAGTAGATTGCGATACTAGGTTTGATTAGTTCAGCTACGTCCGGCGAATAGGCACCGTTCATGAATCCTTTAAATGCGATCTGTGCAACCAACTCTTGTACAGAGATACCTGCAACCATCATCCGCATGATATCTTTGCGACGGGTCGGTTCTTCGAGTCTGTCGAGAACAAAGTCCAAAGCATCGTCTGGGTTGGCATGTTGTGGGGGGCGTTCCCAAGCCCACTTTCCGGGTTCATCTGTCAAGGAATGACCGGGAGGTGCTGCCATAGGGGTAATCTTATCAAACTCTTCTTCCATCTTTGCGACCCCTTACTTTGAAAACTTTTTCGTTAAGCTAGTGCGTGGTGCGGTAGCACTACCTAGACCAATCGTCTGTCCCATGCGGATATTCGACACTGGTATCGGTGCTTGCCCTGTCATCCGCATAATCTTTTCTGCGACACGAGCATCCTGAAGAGCACGAGAAACACGGTCTGTACCGCCTAGCGGAAGCATCTGTGCTCCGGCTCCGGCACCTGTCATCGAACCTGCTGCCATGCTGCTACCGACGCTCATCATCGTTGGTTTTGGCATATCCTTTTGTTGTATTAGAGAAGCTTTGGCAAGTTCTCCGGCAGCATCACCTATTTCCTTACTGCCTACGTCAAAGAAATCGCCCACACCTGATAGAAAACTCTGAGCACCTTTAGGTAGACTACCGTACATATAATCTAAGCCTGAAGAAACTGCACTTCCAAGAAGCTTTCCGCCTATTGCCGTCAATGCTGAACCTAATAAACTCATGTTTCCGTCCTACATAAAGATCGAATCAATAGTTCGCGTAACTAAGAAGTTATTAAACTGTGAATCGTATAGCGACTTGTTAGCATCGATCTGTGCAGATTGCATAGCAGCGTTGTGTGCCCGTGCTCTGTCGTTTTCAGATGCTTGCATAGCCCAAGAAGCTTGGTCGCGATATAGTTGCCACAAGTTATTCAGCGAATTTTGATTCATTGATAATAGTGTCTGCACGTTCTGTTGGTTTGCAACGTTCTGGGCTGCAGTGTTTGCAGTGTTAATGTTTCTGCGCCACGCTACGTTGCTTTGGTCGATAGTCGATTGCATATTTGCATTGAACTGCTGACGAGACGCTTCCATCGATGCGTTGAACTGCTCCATACCGCTTTGTTGGTTTACGTTGAACTGATCGATAGATGCTGAACGGTTCTTGTTTGCGGATTCGATCTGGGAGCCTAGTTCGGCAAAGAACATATCTACTTCGTTGCTCGACTTGGCGTTAAACTGGAGAGACGCATTCTCTGCAGCTTGATCAGACAGCTTCATCTGTACCTTAGATTGATAGTCGATTGCTTGTGCTTGCTGTTGATTTGTCAGGTTCTGCGTGTCGATTGCAAGAAATGTCTTTGCGTTCTGTACTGCTGCAGTCTGCCTGTTGTTCAGGTTTGCCATATCCATGTTAGCAACGGCGACAGCATTCTGTAGTTCGGCCTGTTGTTGGTTGCTCAAGTTAGCAAGCTGCAAAGTAGAGTATTTGTCAGCGTCTTGTTTGGCAATCTCAATGCCTGATTCGGTTACGGCTTGCACCATTGCGGCTGCTGCCATAGAACTCGAACCCAAACCACGCTGCTGCATGATCGAACTGACCTTGCGAACTTGTGGTGCAGCCCAAGCAGGAAGAGGCTGACCTGCCTGAATCGAACTCATCAACTGACCCATCTGATACTGGGTAGTTGCTTGCGGGTCCATTGTTGCAGTCTGGGCTGTTGCAAGTGCTTGCGGAGATAAGGTACCCTGTGCAGCGTTAACCAGTGCTTGTGGGTTTACTGTTCCCTGTGCAGCTTGCATATTTGCTGGCTGGGTAACTGCAGCGGCCTGATAGTTATTTGCTGCCTGTGCTGCTGGGGCAGTTTGATTGTACATGCTGGCACTCAAACCAGATGGTACCGGCGCAGAAACAGTAGACATCTTAACGTTGGCATCTGTTAAGATTTCGTTGGTTTGTTCGGTCAGGGTTACCGGAACAATTTCTTGTTTCGGGTCGAGGGCTGCTTGTTCAGCCTGTTCGGTCTGTTTTTTTATGAGTTCTTTTGAGAGGTCATCTCCAGTTTTTCCTGTTAAATCTGCCATTGATGTATTTCCTCGTAGCGTTTGCTGCAGTAGGGCCTGTTGTGCGGCTGTTGGTTGAACTGTATTATAGTTCGTCAAGCTTGAGGTCCCCGGAGCCTGATTTGTAAACTGTGTTTGAACTCCCTGAAGAGTTGCTGGCTGTCCTATTGTCGGTCCGGCTGCAGCTAAAAGATTAGACGTGGCTGGAACAGAACCAGACACTGGTTTTGGCCCTCCAGCTTTAGTAGCAGGTAAAACGCCTGTTGTGCCCCCCGGCACCACTGTCTGAGCAGGTGATGCAACTGTTCCCAATGTTACTACTTGAGGGGGCAGTGCCATCTATCTACCTTTTATCTAAAGCTTTATCTAGCTTGTCTTCAACCCGATGCAAAGCTTCCATGACACGGCGCATATCATCACGCACATCGTTTCGAGTAGCGTAGTCTTCGCGAGTCTTGTTTAACAGAATCTCTATGCGCTTCTGTTCTTTGGTTGTTGTGTTTGCCCACCAAGCACCACCTGCAAGGATTAAACCGACGAGCATGTCTATGAGGTTGTGCATTTCCATGCCTTATCTCCATCGTGGTCCTTCGAACCATGAAACCAATGAGTAACGAGTTCCTTTTGTTACAGGAGTGACTCTATGCTCCAAGACGCTAGGAAAACAGAGTATCGATCCCTTTGTCTTTAATCTATTTAAATCTGGCGATTGAACTTCACCAAATTCAAAGTCACCACCCTCGTATGTACTAGGATCAGATAGCTGTAATACTACGCTGATTTTTCTATCATAGGCCATGTCAGCCAACCAGTGTACGTCGTGATGCCAATCATAGTGCGCGGCCTGAGATGCTGAATATTCTGTAAACTGTACGCTACCGACCTTTTCGACATCTAAGCCGAATGCAAGTCGGTTTGCTTCTTGTGCGTACCACCACAACATATCTTTAATCTGCGGGTCTTCCACCCAGCGTACTATGCTAGACCTATGTTGGTTTTCCTCTAAGTCGCCTGACTGATTAAATGTCTGTGCTTGTACTGGCGATAACTGTCTAAGGTCGTATATCATATCGTTGCATGACTTTGCAGATATCTGTCCCTGCCATAGCTGCCACATCTGTCTCATACCCGATACTCCAACCAGCCTGTTGCAACATACTTAGTTTCAGACAGGGGTGGATTTCCTCTGTGGGTGTGGGTGAAACCAGCGGGAAAAATTATCAATCTGCCAGCTTTTGGTTTTACTCTTTTTGACAGGTATAAGAACTCTGTCTCACCACCATCTTCTATATCATTCAAGTATAGAATCCAACTAAGGCATCTTGCTTTGTTCACAATACAACTGTTTTCACAATGCCAAACGTGGTATCCTTCAGACGGCCTTGTTCTTTGCAATTTATACCCTGTGGGTAGTAGGGGGATTCCTCCTTGTTCTACAGATTGAACACTTACTATACCGTTTTGGTATTTGTTAACGTAGGAAAAAATAGATTTGTTTATTTCTTCTATTGTAAATGGTACCGTAGTATCCGGTACTACACTAGCAATACCTTCGCAGTGTATTTCGCTAAACCCAAGTGAAGTGTCTTTCTTTAGGCTATCCAGACCTTGCGCCACTGACTGTTCGGCTTCAAACCTTTGATAGCTTAATCCACATTTATCTGCGTATTCAAAAGACTTAATTAAGTTTAAACACGTTTCTTCAGTCAACACATCGTCTATAACTTCGACGAAATCTTCCATTTGCATACTATACCCAATCTGGCTTTGTAGGCCATGTTACGGATTCGGGGAAGGTTTCTTGGTCGGTTATGTCTAATAGGGCTTGCCTGTAGGTTGAAAGTTCGGCTTGCTGTGCTGACGTTAAATCTGCCCAACGCAGTGCATTAGCTGCGTACTTGTCAACTTCGGATTGAAGTAGTTCAAACCGATAGCCTCTTATTTCTCTTGATTGTTCAGCAGCAATTTCTTCTGCTGTTGGGGGTACATACGCTGCTGTATTTGGATCAGCAGTCATTGCATCAAATAGGGCAGCATTATCAAAAGGAGGATACGGATCATCTCTCACGCAATTGAACGGTATCCAGCCGTGCTCCTCGTGATTGATTTCACAGTCAATCTGCGTTCCGTCGGATGTAATAATTTTTGCATTTCTGTATTCCATAGTTTTCTCCTAAAGTTACGATACTCTTACATATAGTGAAGCACCATAATAGTAATTTTCATCGTAATTCATTCTATGGTTGTTCGGACCCATATTTCTCCAACTACCACTAACACTACTACCACCAGTATTTTGTGCCTGATTGCCCCACGGGGCCACCAAAATATAAGCAGGGCTATTCGCTTTGTTATACCGTAAAGAACCTCCAGAAACAGTGCTACCGACGGTAGTACCATTTGTGTGTGTGTATAGTCCTGCATACGAACCCACCGCATTAAACGAACTACTAGGTGTTCCTGCCGGACCAGTCGGGCCGGTTGGACCAGTTGCACCTGTCGCGCCGGTTGGGCCAGTAGCCCCGTTTGAACCCGACGGACCATTCGGTCCCGTTGGACCAGTCGGACCGGTTGGACCGGTTGGACCCGCTACTGTACTATTTGCCCCTGCCGGACCAGTCGGACCGGTTGGACCTGTCGGGCCATTAGACCCGTTTGAACCTGCAGGTCCGGTAGGACCAGTCGGGCCAGTCGGGCCTTGCAAGGCGGCATTAGCTATAGTTTGTTTTTCCCACGCACCTGCTGACACGTCGTAGACTGGAATTAAATCGCTTGAAGCAGCATCCGTTCCGGTCGAAAACCCTGTTAAAGAAGAGCCGACGTTTGCTGTGTCTGTTACGTTTGCACCTGCTTCGATACCGTCTAGCTTAGTGCCATCTGCTGACACATCACGCCCATCTACGTTACCAGCCGTAATAAGGTTTCCTACAGTTACATTTCCAGCAGCAAAGTTTCCACTTGAATCTCGTGCGACGATGGTACTTCCAGTGTTTGCATCTGTCGCGTTAGATGCTACAGTAAATGTTGCGCCTTCAGCCGAAGCCGAACCAGACAAACCGACACCCGATACTGCACCTGCAGCAACGTAGTTACCGGTAGTCTTTGTTCCTAGCGCAACAGAGTTGTTGGCAACAGCAGAGGAATCTACCGCCCCTGCAGCAAGACCAGCAGACGTAATCTTTGGTCCTTCTCCTGTCGTACCGTCGTGGCTATGCCCGGTAGAAGCGTTAAAGGCAGCTTGAACGGCATCAAATTCGCCATCTAAATCCGCCGCATCAATTATGTTTCCATCTGCTATATTATTCGCGGAATCGTTTCTTACGTATCCTGTACCCATTGGTTATCTCCTTCCATATAATGCGTACTGGACAGTCGCAGCATCTATGGTAAATGTCGAGTCGGTTGTTTGGCCTAATGTTTCGTATAAAAGTGAAACGGTAAATCCAGATCCCGTGACAGGAACCTGATAAATTGCACGTTGTTTTGTTCCGAACGTTGCGGTTCCGAATACCCCTGATCCAAATGTTACTGCCGTACCAGTTGTATTATTCAACGAAATTGGTAAGGGCTGCACAGAACCTGCTTGGTCAAAGTCATACTTAACAGAGAGTTGAATATCAAATATTCCATCTGCGTCTATGTAAGTCGTAGCTTTGTAAAGAGTCTTACGTAAGTTTGGATCTTGTAAAGGAACGAACGGGGTAGCAAACGTAGCTGTTATGTTTGTCCCGTCGAATGTGTTTCCTTGTTCCATCTGATAAACGTAATCGTCATCTCCGCCGAAGAATATAAGTTCTAACCCAGAAGAATATTCTCCGTACGAAGAGTAAACTTTAAAGCCTCGTAAATCGTTCCAGACAATAGACTGTTCAAGCTGTACGCCACAAATTCCCTTAGAGGCACTGGATTGAATAGCACTACTGTATCCAAATATTCGATACTGACTTTTTTCTCGTACAACGCAACTTGAAAACGTGCTGCTAGTTCTTACTAAATCTAAAACTTCAGTCTGAATAGGTTTAGATATAACCGCTAACGAAAAATCTCCCACACGATCTGTGGCAGAAAATGTACGAAGGCCGTCTGGCCCTAAGAATATAATGTCTCCGCCTATCTCTTGAACTGTGTCTGGTTCTACACAGCCCAGATCACGAGAAACTGGCTGAAGAGCAAAGTCTCCCACACTAGACCCAGCAAGACGATTAATTTTGTTTTCACTAAAAATAATAAGTTGATCACGAAATACTATTAAACCAGTAACTTCATCACCTACGTTTATTATACCACCGCCAGATGCACTTGTAAAGTCTTCATCTTCGTAGGGTGCAGAAAAAAGCACGTTCGTGCCGTTTGCAACAAAAATATGATTTTTAAAATTGGCTAGAAAGTCTGACCCTGTAAAATCCGACGAAAGGCTAGTTAACTGTTTAAATGTTGTACCGTCGAACGTGAATGGTTTATTTACACCATCTACTGCCATAAACTTTTCGGTACCACTAAAGTTGTATTTTAAAAATCGTACTTTGCCGGACCCTGCATTTAAGTTTACTCCCGCACTGCTGAAAGTAGCATTATCTGTAACCTCTGTCCAACCGCTACCGGATGAACGAAATATACCGTCATGTTGCGCGGCATATACCCTATCGCCGTAATATATCAAACCTCTAATTGGACCGGTGTTTCCAATATTGTTAGAGTCGTACTTACTGTAACCTTCGATTCGACGATATCCACCCGACTGTGCAGGTTCAAAATTACGTAGGATACGAGCAGAACCCGGAGCACCTAGACCATGCTGCAAAGGAGACAGGTTTGTAATTAAGCCGCCTTTGAGTTCAAAAGCGTTGGTAGTCCAACGATCTGGCATCTAAACCGCCCTTGCGTAGATGTTTTCATTCACGTTCTGAGTCCGCATACGTTTCATGCCGTCTTCAAACTTTTGAAATGACGTACGTGCAGATTCGATATTGTCACGGAACATATAAGCATAGTACATACCACCGTCTACGATAACGTGGCGGTATCTGTACGGAATTGTTGGTACGTCTGTGTCGTTTACCAAGTCTGCAGGATACATGTAATATTCATACTTGATAGAGTATGCAGCATTAGGGATGGGTGCAAAGATTATGTCGTTGTCTTGCGACCGTACAACGTATTCAGGCGCAGATCCCTGACTTGCTGTTTTGTACTCATCATCAATAAACCGACTCACATACTCGTCGTAAGAAAGCTGAGTTAACCGACGTGCACTTTCTACAAGCGGAGTAGTGCTTCTTTGTAAACGCACGGTATCAAAATCGATGTACTTAGCGTTCGCTGGTAGCGGATAACGTAGCTGTCCTGCAGTCATAATTATGGTATCGAAGTTATGATTAAAAGGCCATTGAAAATGTGACTGGTTTATGTCACGTACAGCAGCATTTACAGAATCTTTTATCTGCGAATAAACCCCTGTAGCCGTAGGAAACTGTGCTGATGTTAATTCTGTTTCGTTTAACCGACGACATATATCATTTGTCAATCCCAAGAAATCGTATGCCATCTAGTTTTTCTCCACTACACGAAGTCTAACTTCTTGTTCAATTATGGTTGCATCACTTGCTGTCATGCGGCAAATTATATTGTAGACTGAAAAGTCAGTTCCTAGACCTAAGTACAAAGTAGCTACTGTGTTTGTGTTTGTGCTGCTAACGTACTGTAGTCCATCTACAATGGTACCCTGAGTCCACGTGGCAAAAGCACCGTTTGTAAAAATCTTCCAAACGACGCTGCTAATTGTATTGCTACCCAACTGTGCTTGCCAATCAACGGAGTAGTCAACCTGATCATCGGGATCTTTATCTTGCCATTTTAAAGCCATTCTATGCTGCCCTTCTTGATGACTGTATCTCTACAAGGCGTATTGTTCTTGGTCTGCTAAAGTTATTAGGATCAAAAGTGGTAGTTACACCTGCTGCGGTTAAAGTTCCTAGAGCACTCGTACCATCTACAGCGGTAATTTTTTCAACTACAAGAACCCTTACACTGCCGATTGCTCCTGTTGCACTTACGCTACCCAAAGCTTCAGCAGGGTTTTCACTAACTGTATTTACCAAGCCGGTTGCAGATACACCAGTCAAGGTAAAGTTAGATGTTGCAGTGACGGTCAAGGTTCCAATAGAACCAGTTGCGCTTACGCTTGCTAAACTTTCGGATGGGTTTTCACGAAGAGTGTTTACAGAGCCTGTAGCAGATACCCCCGATATGGGATGCAAGATATTAGGACTTACAGACCCTATTGATCCTGTTATACCGACGATAGTAACAGGAACTTTGTTGATACTTCTAATATCAAGACCGGCATCGTTTAATGTAAAGGTGCCTACCAGTCCATTTAAACGTTCTGTTACATTGACAGTAACGCCGTTTGCCAAACCTGTTGCAGCAGCCGAAAGAATATTCCCGCTAGTACCTACACCTACCGGTCCAATACTACCGCTAGCAGATACTCCTGCTAGGGGTTGCGAAACATCAACAACCAACGACCCTACGGACCCTGAAGCACTGACACTTTCAAGAGGCTCAGAGATATCTACTTCAAAACCGTTTATAGCTACAGGCTGAATAGAACCCGTTGCTGATACTCCGGCTAGGGCTACATCGGCAGTTGCTATTCCGTATGCTGCTTTTCCATATTGACCGGTGCCATAGATAGCATTGTATGTAGAAACTGCAGGAACAGATATGGTGTTACCCATATAATTTCCGTGTACAGTACAATAGTATCGTAATTGACTGGGAGTTAAAGCATTAACTACTATGCTAACTTTTGCTCCCGCCGATCCTGCAGTTCCAGTAGTTGTCACTCCTGTTGTGTAAGAATTACCAAGACTGTCCTTAAACGCAAGCGGGTGGTTTGAGTTGCTGCTATTTGATAGATCAAATTCGTATGTATTACCTCTAGTAAAAGTAAGCGCAGGTTTAGCTGAACCATCTAGATAATAGATGTTCGCCGTTCCATCATTCGCAACCGTTACTGTGTAGGTAATTGTAGCCATAGTTAGGCGATACGAATTACAGCGTTAGAAGCATCGGCAGCAGGGAATTGGATTGTTAAATCACCAGCGGTAGCTGAAACAGTACCACCAAAGTCAATAACAGCAATTGCAGAGTTAGAGTTTGCTGTATTGTAGATGATACAACCGTCAGCAGATGTCGTAACGTTTGTAAATACTTCGTCAGCAAAATCGACGATAGCAGTAGTACCGTCAACTGATATAGCTGCTGAATCAAGAGCCTGACCACCAGCCGTGTAGTTGGTGCCGGTTGCTTCGTCTGAGTTACCAGTTACGTCAGAGTAGTTGGTTGTTGCCGCATTGTAAGTTCCTGATGGGGAAGCTTTGATGAGAGCAAGTTTAAGTGAGTCTGTGTCTAAGTCGTGTAAACCGCCCAAAAGTTCGGACTTGAACGATGTACACATTGCAGTTGTGATTGCCATTGGGTATTCTCCTTTAAGGCAGTTATAAACCTAGCGGTTCGGGTCGTAGTACTCGTCTACGGAAATTGTGACTATAATAGTATTTGCTGTTGCAGCAGTCACATAAAGTATATCTCCAGCGTGAAGATAAAATGGTACGTTGTCGTTAAATATGGCTTCAAAAGTTCCGCCAGTGATAGCATGACCTTCTAAGATACTTTTAGTAGACGCTGCGTCTAGATGATACCATTTTAAATCTATGTCTCTATTGGCTGAATCCGTGTTTGCAATGAGTAAAGCGCGGACAATTGCCGAATGATTATTAGGAACTGTGTATACAGTCGTCTGACCTGTTGTTGTCAAATCTACAGAATTGCTAAAGAATTTAGAAGCACTGCTTGTGATAGGCATTACTTTTTATCCCAATTAAACAC